GTATGTCCATAATCATTCCAGTTGGAACGAGAACACGTTCACCAGGTGCAATAGTAATCGATCCTCTCATCTGTCTAGTAAAAGGTTTATTCATATGTGAATAACCACTATAGTTTCCTTTACCAGCAGAAGAAAAGGCTAGATCAAAGCAAGCAGATTGTGATGTATGGTGCTTCGGCACTTGAACATCGTAATGTGTTTTCCATATTTTCAATACTGTCATGATATCTCACTTTCTCATTCGTCTTCTGTATGTCTCTTTTTACCTAGTGAATACTTGGCGACCAAGTTCCACTCTGATTTTTCCATGTATGATATAATCTTAATTCTGTTAAGAGGAGTTAGAGGTTCTTGACTCTTTGACGAATCGACAAGAGATAACAATCCCCATTCTGCTAATAGATTTGCGATAGTATTACGGCGACCACGATCTTCTTCGGAGAAGTCGGTTGTTTTACCATCAAGCATGAACATTTCTTTAAAATGAACTAAGTAATAACGACCTTGCTTATGCAAAATGTGACATGACTGATATAGTGTCTTATCTTTCTTAGATGCAACACCAATACGAGTCAATGTCTCTTTCACTTTTAGAAAGGCCTGTGGATCAGGAAGCCTTACTTCCACGAAGTCTTCTAGGTTTGCTGTCATTTATGCCACCTTTGTTTAATCTTTTTCTTATTTCTTCTAATTGGGCAGAGTTTAGCAAAACCAGTGCTTCTTTGGCCTTTTCATTGGAATAGTTATAATACTCCTTCACGGCGTCTAAGTCATCAATGGTCTCACGCTTCTCCCATTTACGAAAAGGGCGTTTATAGCCTCTAATGCTATTTAGCAAAAAATGGTATTTCATGTTACCAGGAAGATTAGGATACTTATTCATTTCATTGGTTTGCAAAACGCAATCGTAGTGAAACGAGAGGGCCCGGTTCACTACGAAAGCAGGATACGCTTTGTCGTTTTCTAATACATCTTTCTTTGTTTGTAGAATGGAGGGTATCAGGTCACGAAAAACGTCCATTACTTAACCTCACATTCAATCATGATTTCAGTTAGACATGCCACAAGATTTAGTTCCTGATCAGCAACAAACGCTGCCTGATACTGATACTTTGCCAATGTAACAACAGCAGCAGGTATAGTTTCTGGCTTTAGATACTCATACAGGTTATCATATACAGAACGATAGATACGTGATGGGTCAATGTCAGAGTTTAGCACAACCCACTTACGCATTGATGTAAAGTCTTTTTCTTTGAGTGCCTTAATTAGATCGGCGAGGCTGCGAACGCTATCAAGTTGAGCAGCAAGACCAGCATCAATGCCTCCAGAAACAGAATACCGTTGTAACTCATTAAGAGTTCGGCGATAGTCTGGAAAATACTTTTCAACAACTTTGGCGAGAACTGGTTTGTCATATGTTACACCCTCTTGCTGTAGAATAACGCCGATCCGAGCAAACATCTTCGATGCCATCTGAGGTCTTTCGGCATTCTTCAAGGTAAAGTCAACGACGGAACATCTAGAATGAATTGCGTCCTTGATCTTTGCCTTGAAGTTACATGTGAAAATAAACGAACAGTTGGACGAAAACTTTTCGATAACACCTCTAAGAGCATCTTGTGCGTCTGGTGTAAGACCATCAGCCTCATCTAGAATGATGACCTTACGTCCACCAGTTAGCGATACGGTCGACGCATAACCCACGACCTTATTTCTTAGAACATCAATGCCTCTTTCTTCTGAGGAATTGATAAAAAGATAGTTACAACCGATTTCATCACACATTGCCATAGCCGCTGTGGTTTTACCACAACCAGCAGAACCTGATAGAAGCAGATTTGGAATCTCCCCATTATTTACATACTCTTGAAATGCTTTCTTTATGCGGTCAGGAAGAACACAATCATCAATCTTATGAGGACGATACTTTTCTACCCATAGAAATTCTTCACTCATTCATCACCTTTTCCATAGCGAAATGCATTGATATACATTATAGCAGAAACGAGAAGATAAAACAACCAGTGCATAATATCGTTCTCGTCTCTTACCCAATAAAAGAGGGCAGTCAGAAGATTGACTGCCCCCATGATTTCAAAACCAAGTTCCATCATGGAACTGTCTTCTGAATGACTTCTTCGTAAAACTCCTCAAACTCGTTTGCCTCAGCAATCTCATCGTTGAAGTTTGCCTTGAAGTAGACCTTTGCCATCTTACGGATCATCTTCTTATCAACACCTAGCTTGTCATAGGTTTCGTTGATAATCTCCTTCTGTAGATCACGCTCGGCACCGACACGGGTCATAGAGTCGTTTAGCTCCATGATTGCCTTGCGAAGAACCTTCTTATCTTCTGGAGATAGACCCTGAACGCTTGTGTTAGGGTTGTTGTGTCCAATCATGCTCATTGTGTTTTATCCCTTGAAGTAAGTTGAGTTGATGGTCTTAGCAGCAGTTGCCCATGTCCACTTATCATTGATAATGGCATTGGCATCTGATGTTTGTAGCTTGATTGTTTCAGACGAGGAGTTTTCTAGAATAGAAATATATTCCTCATACATTTCCGTTGCATCAATAGGCGTCTTCATTGAAACGTAGATATTGTAAGCAGCCTGAATCTTCGAATCGCTGCCTGTTTCAATAGCAGAGGACAATGCTTTTAGCTTATTAGCTCGTTCCTCGTCATACCCTTTCTTAGCCTTGGCATACTCTGTGATATGCTTATCACGATTATCCAAAAGAGTGGAAACGAGATAAGCGATCTTATATTCTGCTTCAATGTCAAGTGTGTTTGCCAAGTTCATTATAGACCTCCGTAGCCAATACCAGAATGCTTCTGCTTTGCAGACTGCTTCTTAGTAAGCAGAATGATGATGTTAGATAGTAGTCGAAACAGGCGCTTTTCATCTATCATTATTCTACTCCTTTGATAACTGCGCTAGGGTTCAAGCAAACATCTGGACCTCTAGCTGTGATAGCAGGAATACCACCTGCTTCACGACACTTGTTCATATACTTCTCGGCTTGTGATGGGCCAAAAGTGATCGAACTGAGGAAAACGGCGAACAACATTCCGATTGCTGCACCTATTAGAACAAATGCACCTTCCATTACTTCTCTTCCTTTAGCTGAATGATTGCAGAGGGGTTGATACAGAACTGACCGTTGTTTTTACTCTTTAGTCCAGGATACGGAATGACCGCAACACCACCTGCTTCAAGGCAGCGTTCCTGAAACGCCTGATTGGCATTATCCAACTGATGGGCATGATACATTAGAACGATAAATCCAATTGTAACAAGACCGACTGTGCTAAGAAGGATAACACCGAGTGGGTCGATCCATTCTGAAACGGATCGACTCGCAAACTGTGGATCATTCAACATCACTTTGACTCCAGAGCAATAAAATACTTTAGTGTATTCTTAGCATTAGTAAACTTCGCAAAAGCATTTACTTGCAATTCAACCGTATAATCGTCAGGTAGTAGTTTGAGATTATCAGTCTTGAAAGTGGCTACGAAATCTTTTCCTGCATAGTCACCAATTTTCATAGATCCATAATTTGAAGTATCATTAGAACGTTCATGAATCTTTAGCAGAAGTTCTCCGTTCTTACCTTCAACAGTAAGATTAGGAAGACCATTCATAGTAGCAACCTTCAATAGTTTCTGAAGGGTCACATTTGTCAGAGAAAATGTAACATCAATCGTCTTTAGTACCAATTCTTTATTGGGAGGCACAACAATAAGATTAGGTGAACAACCATGATATGTCAAGGCCAGTTCGCCGTCGCTGATCGTTACAGAATCCTTCTGAAAAGATAATTCAGGATTCTTTAGTGTTGTGACATTACCTAGAAACTGGTTAAGATCATAGATACCAAAATTTGTTTCAAACTCATCTTCTAGAGTGGCCTCTACAAGAATAGACTTATCAGGATGAATTGTCTTCTGATTCTTACCTTCATTAAGGACGACGCCAGAGTTGATTGAGGCAAAGTTCTTTAGAACAGCCAAGGTATTTTCACTTAGTTTCATTATATACTCCTTGTATCAAACCGGATGATGAAATATTGTAGTAGGTTTATCATGCTGTGTCAATAGCACTTTTACATTTTCTTTCAAATCATTTATCGTTCCATTGTTTTCAATCTTTGCATCAGGAACAACATTGTTCCATGCCGTCTCTGATATATGCATATTTGCCAATTCTTCTTTTGTAGGCATAGATTCTCCTCTACTCACTTGAACAATGATTCCGCCGACACTGCGAACAAATTCAATTTCATTAGGAAAACGAACGTCGGATATAACCACATCTTCATATCCATGAATGCGTTTTTCTAAAGCAGCGATCCAGATGTTATCTGCAATTCCATTCCTACATGCTTCGGTACCCATTCTTTGTAATATGAGGCGAGGTGTCACTTCATATCCAAGTTTGTTTGACCACCAAGGATCTACACGTTCTCTAAATGCACGGGAAGAATTGGTGTCACCCTCTAATAGACCACGAGGCCAAGTAAAGATAGTGGCCACCGCATCTTTTAGAGCATCAGCAAATGCAAACTTATGGTAGTGATGTTCCCTTACGAGAACATCAGCCACGGTGCCTTTGCCGGATCCAATGTATCCAACAAGACCTATAATCATCTAAGTGATCCGGATAGTGATGCAACAGCAGCAAGATCACCCTGGAATGCATATGTTCCAACGTGAGTGGTCTTCATCCATGGGCAGAGCCATACCTTAATACCAATGGCACGGGCATTCTGACAGAACATGTAGTCCTCTGATAGATAACGATGAGACTGTGGATCAATCACAGTGTCAAAATATGCATGAATGTATCTTGAACCATCAAAATTATCCTGACCAATATGATCGGGCTTGTAGTTCAAATGTGGATATTCTTCTGCATACTTTTCAAATACCTCACGCTTGATCATCATATATCCAGTACCAATCTCCATAACTTCAACTGGTTCAGTAACCTTGAATGACTTGGTTCCAGGAACTGGATTGAAAACGAAATCACCTGTGATTTGTTCTAGTTCACGGGTGTTAAATCCATCACGAATCCTAATCTGATCATTTTCAACAACAGCGTTATTCTTAATAGCATTAACAACGCTGCCCCAGTTGATAGACTTTTTAGGATATGGACCACCAATGATATCACGATCAAGTGCTAATAGTGCAAATGCATCTTGTGGATTGAACTGAATGTCCGCATCAATAAACAAAAGATGTGTGCATTCAGAGCGAAGAAACTCATCAACAAGATAATTTCTTGCTCTTGTAATAAGAGATTCGTTAAAGATGAATGAGAATCGAACCTCTACACCATATTGGATACAGATTGCTTGTAGGTCTAGACACGCCTTGGCATAAAGACCGGTACATTGACCACCATAGCAGGGAGTGGCAACAAATAGTTTCTTCTTTCTCAACTCATCAGTGCTGATTTTTATTTCCATTATATTCTCCATACACGAAAAGCGTAGAGACTTACTCGCCTCTACGCTTATATAGTAAACTTTTTAGTCCAAATTAATCTGCAAGACGGTAGAAAGCGGTGCGCTTACCATTCACATTGCGGTAATTCGTATAGATATCATAATACTCACGGAGGTCATGAACACGCTTTGCAACAGTCTCGTAAGGGACACGAGCCATGTTAGCAATTGCCTGAGCAGTGATACCCGGCGAAGCCGTGCGGCGGAGCAGAATGTTCTCGATCTTCTCGATCTGGGTCTTACGTGGTGTAGCCATAATATATTTCTCCATTTCATGTTAGTGATGCTGCCGGTCGTGAAAGGAAAGGGCCTGTGTATAACCGGCAGCATCAAAGTATTATACACAGGTATTCTTGTTATGTCAAGGGTTGTTCCAGTCGAATCCATCAATAGGATAAATGAGAGTGCCTTTATCATCCACTAACCACTCGTCATTTCCAAACTTCTGGATTGCATAACCTCCTGGAGTAGGAACAGGGTTGCTAGAACCCCGTTTCACATTTTTTCAAAAAGCAACTTCCTCACCCACAGGGGCTGCTTCCTGTTCCGAAACAGCAGTCGGATCAGCGGTTTCATCGACTTTCTTGTAGAGTTCCATGAATGCATTCTTTGTATCCACATCAAAGCGGTTCAGGCAGAGTTCAATTGCCTTCACACGGTTCTGGTTAAAGATGGTATATGCCTCGCAGATATGAACAAGACGACGAGTCGAAATAATTTCAGACAGAGCACCTTCATAGAAGGACTTACGAATAACATCGGCCCAGGTGACCAACTTATCGACAAACTCTTTTGCTTCAATACCCGAAGCACCGAGCACATTGCTGAGGATTTTGGTTTCAATCTTAGTCGAAGGATATTCCTGTTCCATCGTGATAGAGAAACGCTCAAGGAACGCTTCGTTCATAACGTTGGTGCCGATAAAGCGACCATCGTCGGAACCCTTACCCTTGGTATTCGCCGTAGCAATAACGTTGAAACCGTTTTCAGGATGGACAAGACGATTGATCTTCTTGAGGAAGACACTCTTGCCTTCAAGCACGGGCTGCAAGCACATGAGTTTATTCGAACCAAGGTCAACCTCGTCGAGGAGCAGAATAGCACCACGCTGCATGGCGATGATAACAGGACCATCCTGCCAAACAGTATGACCATCAACGAGGCGGAAACCACCGATCAAATCATCTTCGTCGGTCTCAATCGTGACATTGACACGAACACATTCACGCTTTTCAGCAGCACAAACCTGTTCGACCATCATCGTCTTACCGTTGCCAGAGAGACCGGTGATATAAGCAGGATAAAACTTGCGAGACTTGATAATCGCACGAATGTCAGAGAAGTTACCGAACGGCACATAACCGCTCGCCTTCTCAGGGACGAGCGAGACTTCCGCAGAAGACGAAGTGGACGGAGCAGACATAGCAACGGCAGCGGCCGGAGCCATAGCAACAACAGACTCAATCACCGGAATATCCGACTGAATCTTGGCAGAAACATTCTTAAATGCCTTATTAACTTCTGCGGCAGTCAGAGACTTTGGAGACTTTTTGGCAGGAGCAACGGCGGCACCATGTTCCGGAAGAGCATAAACACCACGACCGACACGGCGAGCAACATCATTCAACAACCAGTTCGGACGATCCAGTCCATACTTGTCACAAATCTGAAGGATCTGCGGACGGGTAATCTCACGAATACCACCAAACTCGAA